CATGAAGTCCCTTAGGATTTTTTCTTCCTTTATTTGTATTTGATTGACTAAGATAATACTTTCTTTTCCCTCCCATGAGGCGGAATTGGACTCCATTAAAAATAATAACTTCTTGTATTTCCATAGCAACATTTCTTTTATATTTAAATAAAATATGTCACTATCATAACGCAGCGAATCCAACTTGTCAAATCTTTTCCCTGTAAAAACGGGATGACTTCTTGTGCCTTCAAGTCCTGTAAAACTCCGTATCGTCTTTACATAACCTGTCAGCCTCGACTCAAGGACTTTCTTTACTCCGATAGGTGTCAAAACAAAGTCTCCTACTTTTACATCTGATATGTTTTTATCACCAAATACCGTGGCTATCTTTGTATCTCCGACTAAACATACATCGTCGTGTGGTGCTTTCGGAAATTGTATCAGTTGTTGTTCAAGATCAGAACATTCTCCTTCAATATGATATATTTGTCCTGCTTCATACTTTGGAATCAGTCCTTCAATACGAGTTTCTTTATTTATTCCGCCGTGTGAGAGTTGTACCACATACGGATATTTTCCTCGTACTCGCATTTCATCTTGTAAGAAAGGTTCGATCGCTTCTGTATAAGCGGTTTTTTCTATCCCGATCTTTTCAAATCCTTCATCATGGAATTGGAAGATCAGATCAATCAGTCCCTTGGGGTTTATGCGATAGGCACGAGCAAGAACATACCAGTCATTCTTTTCACTGACATAGACTTTAGAAATACCTGTATCATCACTTGTTGCATTTTTTGACAGAGCCGTATCAATCAAGACAAACTTTCTTGTCCTCAGTTTATCCACTTCTTGCATTGTTACGTATTTAAACCATTTTTTAAAGAACTTTTGACTCGCTTCATCGATTGGTTGATTGAGCATTTCGGCACTGTATACCAATGATCCAAATTGTTTCTTTTTATCTTCCAGTGATACCTTTCCAGTTTCTTCTGCTTCTTTATCAGTCAGAGCATATTTACTAGGCCAAGTTGGTATTTCATTCTCTTCAACGGGGACTTTGAGTATCTTAAGTTTATTATCTACTTTTGCTCGCTCAAAGAGTGTCTGTACGCTTCCGAACTCTGTAATATAGTTCCCGAGATAGAGAATCTTCGCTGTTGAATCAAGTCCTGTTTTAAACTCGTTTATATGCGATATAACCTGTTCGGTATAAGCTTTGCTATCTTTGGTCTTATTCGTCTCAAAGTCGTCTATAAGAAGGAAATCCGGTCTCTGGTGGCCATGTAAGCGACCGCGTACACTTTCTTGTGTACTATGAGCTTCAACACGCACTCCGTTATTTGCTACAAAGTTACTTACTCGCTTTTGTGTGACATTCTCAGGATCTCTTTTTTGATTATACATTTCGCCAAAGTCTGATTTATATTTATTATTCGTTTGCATTTCTACTACTACATCGAACAGGAGTCGTTCAGCATTTTCTTTATCGAATGAATCCGCATTGATATAGTTTCTTTTCTTAAATGTAATCAGCCAAAGAATAAAACCTTTTGCCAAACTCGTCTTTGCGCTTTCTCGGAACATTATCCACGCTAGCTCTCTATACTTATCTTCCATTAGATCACTCAGATCGGTAAACATCTGATAGTGAAAAGGAGCAAATGGATATTTTATGTATTGGTTTAGATAGTAACAGAAGAACAGTGAGAAGTCTTTACTACACAGATACATCCGTTCCTGTGTAGTCCCTGTTATCACTTTGTCCATTGCGAGTTTGTTGATTTGTTCCATAGAGTAAAGCGTTGAGTTCTATTTGTTCTTCTTTTGTCATTCCGATCTTCTCCCCCTTCGTAGTATGGTCAATCTTATCTGCTACTTCCCCTACATACTTGATGAACATTTCGATTGATTTCTCTTGTCCTTTATCTATATTATTCTGCAAGATTGAGAGAACTTTTGGAAAATACTTTTTTGCCCCTATCAAGCTCTTTTTTACTACAAGACGCATAAAGTCTTCTTCACGCAGTTTCTGATAGAAAGTTCTTTCAGGTAATTGGTAAGATTCGTAGAGTTCTTTATTCGTTTGTGGCATTCTTTCTTCTTGAGGTATAGCAAGAAAGTCGGCGATTTCATTCCACATTTCTTTTTTTTCTTCTTCATTCATTTCTGGATAGAGTTTCATACTTCTTGATGTTTAACTTCCTCCCACCTTGAAGAGGGAATAAGTATTTCTTCATCTTCTAAAATTATTATTCGTACGCCTTCTTGTAAAGCGTATTGTTCGAGGGTCATACACTTTCTTTCTTTTCTTCTTTTTGATCCTGAATAAGAATACTATATAGTTCATTATAAACAATAACTTCTTTCCCAGTAAGATTTGTTCTTTCAAGTAGTGCCAGAAGATTATTTCTTTGTATTGTGGATAATTTATAAAGCATATACATACACTAAATCCCTACTTTAATTAGCAAGGTTTCTTTTTTCCTTTCTTTTTTGGCATAAAATAACACTTAATTATCTTATGAGTCTATTGTACTCTTTAAAATATTGTCTGGGAAGTGGTATAAACTGTGGATAAAGTATACAAAAAGTGTTTTATTATTTCATTATTCAGTAGTGTTTCTGAGTCCTCGTCGATAATGTTAGAACAAAGCCGTAATGGTAATTCAATATCTTTAGTCGGTTGATTCTCCGAGATATCTACAACCCACTCTCTACGCTTCCAGGCTAAGCTGGGGCGAGGTAATTTATACACGCCAGGTTGATAAGTTCAACGTGTATAACAGTTATGCTGAGTCCTGTCAGTAGGTATTTGTGCCTACCTCACAAAGTCCCGAACATATCCTTTGATTTAATTGGCATCCAACGGGAGGCTCAAAGGTTCACCAACCTATCCCCGTCAGTATTGTCTATATACAAAAAAAAGTCACTGTACTGCGGCTTAGATGGGCTTCCCCACCGACCTTTTTAGGGGTCTCACAGTACAATAACTTCTTATTCTTTACAAGTTGTTTAAGTATTCCTAAGCATTTATATTATGCCATAGATAAGTTTGTTTGTCAACTGGCTGTGGATAACTACTCTTGACATAATACCGAGCGTGTGCTATAATACAGACATAAGGATAAGAAAACGGCACTAGCACGCCTTACCCTACAACGAGTTGAGGAATAGACGGTTGAGGCATTTAAACGCTCTCTACTATCTATTTCCTCTTTCAACGTGAAACTTATGCCACTTAGTGACTAAAGTCTTCACACAAGTCAATTTTAAGTCAAATAGAGGCCTCCGTGAAGTACCTTACAGGTGAAACGGAGTTTCAAAATAGAATATATGAAACAAACAGATCCAAAGAAATGGATATACAAAACAAAAGGACGTAAAGAGTATTTAAAAACACAAAGATTGTATAGACAAATAATTGGTTGGTTCGTAGTAGCAAGTATTGTAGTCATTGCTTCGGTACACAATCATTTTGTACTAGAGTATAAAAAAGAGGCAGAAGCTCATATCAAAGCCATGAGAGAAAATGTTCATCTTGTACAAGTAGTAAAAGCAGTCAGTAATTCGAAAATATCGAATAAGTCAGAAGCGGACCGTATTCCTGATACCACGAAAACGATTGAAACAGATCGCCAGAAAGTAGAACGTATCGCAAAAGTAGAATGCGACAAACGTGGACTCGGAGACTTCTGTGTACAAGATATGCTCGGAATGGCCTATGCAGAGTCACGATTTAATTGTTCAGTGATCGGAGACGGTGGAAAGTCAGTCGGATGTTTCCAAATTCATAGAGGGTATCATCCAGATGTTTCAGTTGAAAAGGCAAAAGACGTACACTTTGCGATTGATTGGACACTTAATAGACTTGTAAAAAATAAATATCCAGTAATGCGAAGTGTAAGTATTATGAAGCACAATGGAACTCCTGGAACTGTAAAGACAAAAGCATATTTGGCAACAGTAAATTATTTTGTATCAACATTGAAATAATATGAGAATCTGGCACGAACAACTCATCTCACAACTATGTCAAAAACATCTCTGTGCGATGTGGCGCGAGATGCGGGGGGCTTATAAAATTATTACAGAACATAACACTTGCTCATACTCCAAACATCCTGCAACACTTGAATTTATAGACGCTCCAATGGCTCTATGGTATAGAATGTTGCAAGTAAAATTAGAAATGGAGTTTAGAGGTTATCACCCAAAAGAAATGCCAGATAAACCTGATAAAAATGGAGGACAAATAAAAGACTTGCAAACACTTAATTTATCTCTTTGTTGTGGAGCAGAAAAAACAGATTATGGATTTTGCTCAGACTGTCATGAAAACTGTTAATATGAAATTCTATCTTATCGGACCAAATCAAACACTTAGAAAAAATTTATATGGAATCATATCTGAAACAGGAGAAGAGTTTGGATGCTTTGAGTACGAAACGAGCGACCAAGCACTTATGTTATTGGAACAATTAAAAAGCTATTTTAGCCAATTTAAAAATAAAGAAGACTATCAGTTTTTACAAATAGGTGATGATGAGATGACTGCTAACGAATTATTAAAAATACATCTTGAGTGGTGGAGTGAACAAGATAAAAGAATCGATAAAGAAAACAAAGAAGATCAAGAAATTCTTAATGCTTTGAATAAGGTTGATAAAAACTTCATAGAGCAAATTAAAATAAATGTAAACACTGAAAAAGATAGAAATATGGGAGATTTTTCTATAAATATGATACCAATAGCAAAGAAAATATCTTCTATTTTAGGAAGAGAAATTGATGTAAAAAAAGTAGCTGAAATTATACAAAAATTGCTCTGTGGATAACTACTCTTGACATAATACCGAGCGTGTGCTATAATAACAACAGATAAGATTTACTTATCACTAAATAAAAATATATGCTCAAAGCAATAAGAATGTTGGAAACAACAATATGGGGATCATGGGAAAATGTACCACCACAAACAAAGAAGTATATAGAGGATATAGAGCAAGGTCAAAGTATCGAAGATGAACTTCATTTTCCAGAAGTAGATAAAACTCCGTCAGATGATGTAGCGGAAGAAATGTATAAAAGAAATCCACAAAAAGCAGTAACACTTGCACACATGATTTTAAACCTTGATATCGTAAAAGAAATGCAAGGTTCGGAGGAAAGAGTATGATGAAAATACTCGCAAAGCTGGCTCTTATCAGAAATGATATTGATCCACTCAAAAAAGATGGTCATAACGATAAACAAAACTATAATTTTCTATCAGATAAACAGATCACTTTGGAAGTTGGAAAGTTACTCGAAAAGCATAATGTAGTTGTAACGCATAGTAGTCGTATAGAAAGTTGTGTGCCAGAAAATACAACAAATTCAGGGTCTATGATGTTTCTTACAACAGTTTATGTAGATTATACGTTTTGGGATGTAGATAGCGGAGAATCAATAAGCGGTTGTGTCGTCGGACAAGGGGCCGATACAGGAGATAAAGGAGTGTATAAAGCTATTACAGGAGCATTCAAGTATCTCTATGTAAAAACATTCAATATCCCTACTCAAGATGATCCAGAGATTGAACCTGTGAATAAAGGATACGCACCTCGTCCAATAACACCAAAAACTGGTATTACACACGTAAATTCAAATAACCCATTTTAATATGAATACACTCAAAGACTACATTCGAGACGATATAAATTTATTTTTTGATAATATCGTATGCCACAAGTAATTATAAAAGGAATACAACGTGAAGATATTATTTGTAGAGATGGAAGGACACGAAAGTCTTGTAACTTAACAATATTTTCACAACAAAAACAAGCAGACGAAAAAGTAAGTAATTTTGGCGATAGTGTAAGTGATACTTGGGAAGCTGGAGATACTGTTGATATAGATATTTTCCAAAATGATAAAGGATATTGGAACTGGAAAGCAAATGCAAACACAAAACCTAGTCCAGATAAAAAACTTGAACTCTTGAAACGGATTGATACGAAACTTGATATTCTTCTTGGAAAGAATGACGCAAAACAGATAGCGGACTTTGCAAAAGAATTCAACGGGGAAGTAACCAATCCAGATACTACACCAAAGCCGA